TGCTGGCGCATCACTGGCCGGACGTGCCGAGGTTCGCCGCCGCCCTCGACGCCATGGGCACCGAGCATCGGAGGGTGATGGACCAGCTAGACGACACGCGGGGCTCGCATATCAAGGGCCTTACCTTCCCAACCACCGCCGTGCTCATCGTGGCGCTCGTGGTGGGCGCTATCCCGGCGGCCGCTACCGGGCGCGGCCCATGCAGCGCCAGGAGGTTCGAGGTCGACCACCAGACCCCGGTGATCACTCGTGAACGCAGGATGCGGGCGCTGATCCGGTGCGTCTTCACCGCTGTCGGCGTAGCGCAGGAGGTGCCGACCGCGTTGGTCGTCGCCTATCGAGAGTCGCGGTACATCCCCTGGGCACGCAACCCTTGGACCGCATCGGCGTGCCGCCCCTACGACGCGGACCCGCACGGGTCGTGCGGGCTGTTCCAGCATCTCGCCCGCTACTGGCCGGGCCGAGCTGCGGCGTATCTGCCCGAGCGGTACTTCCCGCACGCACCCATCGTTGCCGTGTTGCAGGCCCGCGCTAACGCGTGGGCTGCGGCCAGGATGGTCAAGGGTGGAGGGTGGGGACCGTGGAGCCTGTGAGGGTGCCCACTGGCCGACCCTGGCGGGATGAGGCTGCGTGCGCCAGGCTGTCGACGACCCAGGACTTCTTCACCGAGCGCGGCTCGGCGACCCAGCGGAGCTACCTCGCCCGCATCGGCCGCGCGAAGGCGGTGTGTTCCGTCTGCCCGGTGCGCCGGGAGTGTCTCACCGAGGCGCTGACGGTCGAGTCCGCGCATAAGAGCTTCACCGCTGATGACCCGGTCTTCAAGATCACACACCGACCCGGCTGTCGTGAGCCTGGTTGCCGAGTGTGCGTCAAGGGCGGGCATCTGCACCTCAACGGCACAGGTGGGTGCATCCTGGGTTCGGGCTGCGGTGGGTGCGGCCCGCTCTACATCCGCCGCCGGTTCAAGGTGAGTTACACGCCCGCCTACCACGTCTGGGGCGGGACCACTCCCACCGAGCGGCACCATCCCTCGGTCAAGCACCACGCGCTGAACGATCGCGGCTGGTGCGTGGCCGGCTACCGATGTCGCGGATGCGTCAGTGTCGCAGAGCGCGTCCGCCGCCTGATCGCGGAAGGAGTCCCCGCCTGTGACGAGCCCGTTCCCGTTGCCTGAGTCCGGCATGGTCAGTCTGATCTCGGTCAAGAACCTGCCCGTCGACGTCGAGCTGTTCGCCGAGTGGTTCAAGGATCCGCTTAAGGGCTGCGGGCAAGAAGTCACAGGCACGCTGAGGGGCGAGGTGACGGCGTTCCACTACGATCACTCACGGCGGAGCTGGGTGTACACCATCGCGATAACGAGCGTGGAGCTGGCTGTTCGCGGAACGAGTCCAGATAAGTGGAACGGCGATGGACCCCCCGGATGCGGACCGACTTCCTCGACGACCTGACGTCGACTGGGGAAGACGTCGGCCAGCAGCGCGAGCACCGCCTCGAGACCTCAGCGTTGAGGCCACCAGCACCCAGCTCCATGGTGAGAGCTGGATGCTCGCTGCCTCAGAGGAGCCCTAGCCGCCTGAGCCTCAGCCTCGACGGCTTCTGGTTGTGGCTCCGAACTAGCAGGGAGGCGCACCGGCATGATGAGCGCCCGTATGCCGTTCCCGACCGCCATCATGGGCCTGAGCGCGGTCGGCGCGCCCATGGAACCCACCGGCCAGCGCAGCTCGGCGCCACCCGTTGCCTTGAGGGCGTCGGCGAGGTATGACCTGTTCAGGGCTATCGCCGCGCCGACCTGGTCGGCGGGCACGTCTGCTTCAAGCGCCACCGGCCCATAGTTCCCGATACCGGCCGGGTGGACCTCGACCGTCAGACCGTGCGCCGTCATCCGGACGATGACCGGCGCGTTCTCGAGGCACCACGGCTTAGCAGCTGCCACGGCATCGGCAAGGGCGGCCGGAGCATCCACGGTGACACCCAGCCCGCCTGCCGGCATCAGCTGGCGCCAGCTGGGGAAGCTCCCTGCGATCGTCCGCACCCCGAGCCACCAACGGCCCGCGAGCGATGCGACGACTACATGATGGTCGGTCACCGTGATGGTGACCTCGCCAGGGTCGCGCCCCGCCATCTTCGCAGCCGCAACCAACGCTCGCGCTGGCACGACGGCCGACCAGCCTTGTTCCACGCTGGCCGGCCGCGTCCCCGTATGCAGCCGATATGAGTCGGTGGCCGTGAGCGTGATCTCACCGGTGCCCGGCTCGAGCGCGCAGCCGGTCAGGATCGGCCGGGCCTCATCCTTGCTGGCGGCCGGCGCGACCTCGCCCACCAACGCGGCGAAGTCCCCCGCGTCGAGCCGTGCATGCGGAGGCTTCGCAGCGAAGTCAAGCGCCGGGAAGTCATCCAGCACCAACGGCGAGATGCGTATAGTGGAGTCCACCGTCACCATGTTGCCGGTGGACTCGAGCAGCTCGACTCGGGGAGTCTTCTGCGCTCGCACCGCGGCGCCGAACCGGCGCAACGCCTGGAGTAGTTCCTTCCGGTCGGTCTCCATGTCTTTACCCTCCGTTCCGGTCCGAGCTCGGGTTCAACGACCAGCGCGCGTCACTGCCTAGCCGCTCGACCCGTGACCACCAGTCGGGGTAGCCGTGCTCGTCCATGATCTCGAACACCGCTAGGGCCTCGCGCCATGACTTGCCGGGGTCGCTGTGTAGCAGCTCCTCAGCGCGAGTCAGGCGGCCCTTCACTGCGGGGCCGTTCGCTTTCCACCACTGGGCGTCCATCATCTCGCCGTCCTTCCCCCCCTCACCTAAGAGAGGTCCTCGAGAGGCACCGTAGTCCTTTCTGGACTTGCGGTCAAGAGGGTTTTCGGTAGAAGGATGTGATGACGTCGACGTGAGACCGGCCCCCCCCACCTGCAGTCCTGGGAGAGGTGGGCTATGGGCGGAGCGTAGGGGGTTGGGGGGAGAGCTTGACGGGGCATGAGGGATGGTCAGGGAGGGACACGGAGTGAGGGTGCGTCGGCGCTGTGGGGTGGCGTGGAGGTGGAAGTGTTGTGCGGCAGGTGAGATGGTGGCGGTTGGGGGGGGTGGAAGTGGTGTATATGACCGCGGGTCATATGACTCTGGGTCACATCTAGCGAGGACCCGAGAGCTAACGTCTGTTAGTGCGCCCCCCTGCACCCTCACCCTTTACCCCCCTCTGTGCCCGGGGCGGGGGGGTATCGGTCCCAACGATCGCGCAGGTGGGGGGGCCGGGTGGTGGGGGTTGGTAAGGAGCGGGTGAGTGTGTATGTATCTAACCCCCCCACAACTTTGCGGCCAGCTGTCCATACGCCACGATCCCCCCGGGACCCTCCGCAGCATCCACTGTCTCGGCGAGGCTCGGTTGGTTCAGCTCCGCGCTGGGGAGTTGAGGTTCGCATCGCTCGAGCACGCCCTCTGACGGCTCTGCGCCGGTTCACCGACCGTGCGGGGCGGACGCCCTGTGCACCGAAGGTAGGGGACGTGTCTAGGGTGGTTCGACCCTTGACGCCCGAGAGACGCTCTCATCCATGGTCACGGTGGGGGAGCGCAACGCCGCCAAGCTCAGGCGGCAGGCGGCTTTCCTCGCTGCGCTTTCTCAGCACGAAGGGGTCCGGGTGGCGCGCGAGCTGACCGACACCCCGCTGTCGACGTTGAAGATGTGGAAACGGGAGCCCGGGTTCCACCACCAGATGGATGTGGCCCGTGGGTTCGTCTCCACCGGGACGCTCGATGCGCGCGGGGAGCCGTTCCCCGATTTCTTGAGCTTCCGCCGATCCCACTTCGCCTACCTCGACCACCGGACCAAGCGGGTGGTCAGGGCGACGAACTCCTTCTACCAACTCGACGCAGAACAGAAGCTCTCCGAGCACAAGCGGCTGCTCATGGTGATGCCGCCGGGCCACGTCAAGACCAGCCTGTTCGCGGTGGAGCGGTCGGTGTGGCAGATCATGAAGGACCGCAACTGGCGAGGGGCGGTGGTGCAGAAGAACCAGCAAGAGGCGACGAAGCTGGTCGCCGCGGTGCAGGAGCGGTTGCAGTGCTCGTTCTACCACTTCATGGGCTCGGAGCTCGAACGTCAGGGCGTGGAGCCGATCACCTGCCCCGTGTGCCGGTTCGGGGGTTCGGAGGGGTTCAAGGCGGCCAAGCACGACCCGGGGGCGAAGTGGGGAGCCTATGGGTTCCGGGTGGTGGGGCGGACCTCCGGCGAGAAGGACGACACGTTCCAGGCGCTCGGGGCCGGCAGCCAGATCCAAGGCATCAGGGCAGATGCGATCGTGCTGGACGACGTGCAGGACCCGCTGCAGGCGATGAAGTCGCTGCGCGACTCCGACGAGCTCCTGAACTGGTTCCATGCGGTCATCTTGGGGCGGGTGACCGACGAGCAGCAGGTGGTGGTCCTGGCGAACTTCATGACCCCCGATGACTTCGCGCACAAGCTGATCGTCGCCCATCCCGACTGGCCGCTCGTCACCTACCCCGCGATCCGGGCCTGTGGCCAAGCGTCGTGCCCCGGCGACGCCGCGTGCAAGCACAAGCGATCGCGCGTGTTGTGTCCGGAGTTCTGGACCTGGGACGCACTCCAGGCGAAGCGGCGCGAGGTGGGCGAGCAGGTCTGGTACTACACATGGATGCAGGAGGAGGGCTCCTTCGCCGAGCACACCTTCAAGCGGGAAAGGGTCGAGGCGGCCCGCTCCGAAGACCACGCACTCGGCGAGGTGCCCCACGGCGTGACCGACATCTTCGTCGGGGTGGACCCCGCGTTCGCGGCGTCGGGGTTCTGCGCGATCGTCGTATGGGGTCTGGACCGCAACACAAAGCAGCGCTACCTCATCGACGTGTTCAACAAGGCCGGGATGGCGACGGCGGCCAACGTGGTCGCCCAGATCGAGGAGATGGTGCGGCGTTACGGCCCGCGGACCTGCGTCATCGAGACCAACAACATCCAGCGCGCGCTCGCACTGTCACCGGAGTTCATCCGAGCCATGCGCTCGGCGGGGTGCCGGGTCGTCACCTACCAGACCGTCACCGGGACCGGGGCGCGGGCGGAGTCGACGAACTTCGACATCACGACGATCGGCGGGCTGTTCGACGCCGGGCTCGTGACGCTGCCCTACTCCGGCCCGTTCGAAGACCGCGCGAAGGTCGACGCCTACGCCGAGCAGCTGATCCACTGGCGCACCGACTCCGACGGGAACTCGATCAAGCACCTCGTCCGCGACATGGTGATGGCCACGTTGTTCGCAGAGTCCGAGGCGTTCGTGGTCGCGAACCGCCCGAGGGTGCCGTACGTCGCCAAACCGAAGAAGGTCCCGCGCTTCGCCCGCAACCCCTGGGGTGGATGGCGGTGGGACCACACCCAGCGCGACGACCAGCGTGAACGCACCCTAGACAGCCACGCTATCTAACAAGCGTGCCGCCAGACCCTGAAGATCTCGCCGCAGCCTTACAGGAGCGTCGCCAAGCCCAATACGTCGTGGACCACTACGGGGCCATCCGTGGGTCCTACAACGAGTGGCACAAGCAGCTCCTGGCGACCTACTCCATCTACCGCGGCGACTGGGATGTCGTGTGGCCCGACGACGTCGTCACCCGGGCTCTGCCGAAGATCGTGAACCTCGTCCAGCTCGCCGCCGATGACCGGGCGCGCGCGGTGGCCTCGCTCAGGCCCTCCATCATCCGCCGGCCCTCCAAGCCCGGTGACCCGGCCCGTGCGGCGGCGGACAAGGTCGAACGCATCACCAACGACTGGCTGCGCCGGTCGCGGGTGTGGGGCGCGCAGACCCAGCGGTGGGCACACGACGCGATGGCCGGCGGCGTCGCGGTCACGAAGGTGTGGATGGACACCTCCAAGCCCCGCGATGAGCGCTACCCCACCTTCGCGCAGGTGGACCCGGCCAAGTGCTTCCCCGACCCGCTGTTCGCGCGCGGGCCACAGGTGGACTCGATGATCGTCGCCTACGAGGAGAAGCTGCGCGTGCTTTCCCGCCGCTACAAGGCCTCCTTCGACTGGCGCGAAGATCCGAACGTGTCGGCGGAGGTCGCCCAGGTCATCGAGTTCTACGACCCCGAGTGGGTCATCATCGTCGCCGAGACGGTCCCCAAGATGAACATGTCCACCACCACCAAACGTCAGGTCACCACGCTCGTGCAGGAGCGTCACGGCCTCGGATGCACCCCGTTCGCGCTCGGGGCGCGCCCGACGATGGACGGCTTCTACCGCGGCGAGTTCTTCGGCAGCTTCGGGGTGCTGAACTTCGCCAACCAGATGCGCACGCTCATGCTCGACGATGCGGTCCACAAGGTCTACCCGCAGAAGCTCCACTACAACGTCGAGAACCCACACGACGACGGGCCGGGGGCGGACCTGGAGCTGCAGAGTCCCGATGCGAGGTTCGAGTACGTCCAGCAGCCCAACCAGCCGTTCTCCAACCTCCAGATACAGCGCGACCTCATGGGGGAGCTGCGCTCCGGTGTCATCTTGCCGCCCGCGAGGTCCGGGGACCCGAACGAGTCCATCATCTCCGCCGCAGGCATCGGCGCGGCCAACAGCCAGTTCGTCGAGGATGTCCGCGCGATCCAGCGCGACATCTTGGCCCAGATGTTCGAGGAAGCCATCTACATCGGGGGCCGGTGGGATCACAGGTTCGGCGACGTGCGCAAGCCCATCGGCTCGACCGGCCAGACCTTCGCCGAGACCTACACCCCATCGAAAGACGTGCCTGAAGACCTGCGGGTCGAGGTCCGCTACGGGATGGGTGCGGGACTCGACGAGATCAACACCAACGTCATGGTCCTGCAACAGTGGGGCGGCGGGAACGGGCTCATCTCGCGGCGCACCGCCCAGGAGCAGTCGCCCTTCGTCGAAGACCCCCAGCGCGAGGAGAAGCAGCAGCTCCAAGAGCAGCTCCTCGAGGCGCTCAAGGCAGGGCTCATCCAGCAAGCCGCGGCCGGTGCGCTCACAGCCCGCGACCTCGCGCACATCATCAAGATGGTGGAGTCCGACGGGGTCTCGCTCGCAGATGCGGTGGCGATGCACGCGCCGCTGGCCGCTGCCCCGCTCACGGCCCCGGCGACCGCGACCCCGGGCGCAGCCGAAGCGCCGGGCATCGCCGGGGCCGCAGAACCTCAGCAGGCGCTCATCCCGCCCGGTGAAGAACTGGTGGGGGCGTTCTGAGTGAAAGGGGAAACGTGATGCCAGCACGACCACAGACAGGCGGTGGAGGTGGCAGTAGGAAGAAGAAGGGCACCGCTGTCGTCAGGGCAGCCGCGAAGCCCTTGAAGAAGGTCTATCGGAAGACCAAGAAGCGGAACTAGATCTTGGCCGACACCCCGGAGTTTCAACGCGGTTCGTCATCGGTCGGCGCGGACTCGCTCGCCTACGGTGAGGCTGCGGCAGCCAACGCGCTCGTGTCGCTTTCCGAAGGCGACGAGGTCGATGACGACGACCTGCTGTTCCAACCCGAGGGCGAGGAAGAGGAGTTCCTGTTCGGACCATCGGACCGTCCGGCCGAGCCCATCACCACCGGAGCACCGTTCGGCCCTGGGGCCGACGTGGTCCGCCGTTCCTTCCAGTCAGACGATCAGCTCGTCGCACAGGTGGCCGAGCGGATCGCCGCAGACCCACGCGCCCCGAAGGTGCTGAGGGCTTTCTCCCGCCGCGCGCTCGAAGGGCAGTAGCCCGTGCCGCTGCGCCCGATCGGCGAAGGTGGCGATGACGAGCGCCACACCTCGGGCGCGCCCAAAGACGACGTCTTGGTGGGCCAGAACTACCAGCGCCTCGCACTCGTCGAGACCCAGTCCCGCTCGACGCTTCCGACCGAGGTGGTCATGTACCTCGCCGACCTCGACGAAGACGAGCGCCGCCTGGCCCGCATCTCGCGCCTCATCGCCAAGCGGTTCGACATCACGCCCAACTACCTGTTCGGCAACATCGACCCGAAGTCCTACCGCGACCCGTTCACCGACGAGCCGCTGAGCCTCCGCCAAGCCCAGCGGTTCTCCGATTCCTTCGCGCCGGTCGCGGTGGCGTCGATGATCTCTGGCGTCGTCGCGGCCGATGTGGCCGGGCGGAAGGAACGCAAGATCGACCCCAACGGTGTATCGCGTCTCTTGCTGGTGTTGTCGCGCTCGTTCGGTGACGATCTCGCGTTCGACCAAGGGGTGGCGCTGGCCGCGCAGCTGGCGAAAGACGGCGTCGGACCCGCACGCCTGGCGCGCAACATCGAGGTGGTCCGGGACTGGGCGCTGGCATACGGGACCAGTGACACCCAGACGGTGCTCGGCCATGCCATCAGCCAGTCGATGTTGGGTGTGACGCTCACCGACGTCCGCGAACTCCAAGTGAAGCTGTTCTCAACCGACGTGGTCGAGGCCCGCGAGCTCGAAGAGAAGCTGTCCGAGCAGTTGGGCACCGACGCCATCATCACCGATGACACCCCCCTCCTATCCGGGACCATCGGTCTGCCGAGGCCCGCGACCGGCGAAGGCGCGCTGTTCCAAGCCGAGCTCGGCCCGGCCTATTGGGACGAGGTCGAAGCCATCCAGACCCAGCTCCGCGCTGATGCCGAGGCGTTCGAGACCTCGTGGTTCGGACAACGCCTGAACACGCTGGGGGGTTTCTTCAACGGCCTGTGGAACGTCACCCAGAAGGGCCTCGTCAGCGGCGGGACCGGCATCGTCGGCACCACCGCCGCGACGATGGCCGCGATGGGGCTGGACCCCCAGGGCGAGACCGCCCTCGACAACGTCAAAGCGATGCAGCGGATGCACGCCTACCTGTGGCGGCGCATCGAAGAAGGCGACACGGTCGGGGACTTCTTCGAAGAAGGCATCGGGAAGAACCCTATCTACGCCTTCGAGGCCCCGGAGTGGTCCGGCACGGCGTTCGACTTCCTGGCCTCCTGGGTCGCGGACCCGTTCGTCGTCGCGGGCGCGGCGGCGAAGGCCATGCGTTCGGGCCGGGTGCTGCCGGGCACGCTGCAGAAGGTGACGATCCCGGGGCTGGTGGCGAACAAGCTGCCGGGGCTCAAGATCCAGCTCCGCGGCGGCATCGAGTTCACCGTCGTCAAGCGGTTCGACGAGATAGCCGAACGTCAGGCGGCGGCGTGGGCGAAGGCCATCCCCGCGTTCGCCCGCTCGGGAACCTCGCGTCGGCTGTTCAACGATGCGATGGCCGGCGGGAACGTCACCCGCTACTTCCGCCGCATCGAGCGCCTGCGCGGGACCTACGAGGCCCGCGGCACCCTGGACCTCGCGTACATGAAGGCGCTCCGCGACAAGGTCCGCCAGCGCTTCGGAGACGGTGGGAACGAGGCGTGGGAGGCGTGGCAGCAGGGCATCGTCGCGCACTTCGTCGGTTCCGCCCCCGCTGGCACGGTCGCCGCGGAGGTCGTCGCCGCACGGGCCGCGCTCGGCTTCCGCGCGGAGCAGCTCGCCGATGACTTCATCCACCAGCCCAAGCTGTTCGAGGAGACCGTCTCGGGCTACCGCTACGACGGGCCATCCGGTGGCTACGTCAGGCTCGCCGACGAGACGGGGGCCGGGGCGAACGAGCTGGCCTATATCCCGCCACTGTCGGTCGAGCTGCCGGGCCGGTCGTTCTTCGGCGAATACGGACCGCGCCGTCTCCTCCGCACCGCCGTCACTTCCCCGCTGGCGACCCGGAACCTGTTCTTGGCCCGGCGCAGCTCGCGCATCATCTCCATCAACCCCGGGCGCAGGCTCGCGGTGCATGACCGCGCCGCCGAATACGTGATGCTGCACGCCCGGCGGTGGGGGAACTACGACGAAGACTCGGTGCGGCTGTTCCAGTCCAAGGCGGTCGAGATCATCAACTCCGGGCGTGGCATCGAGAAGCGCCTCGGGAAGCTCATCGACGAGATGGACACCCTCGGGCTCGACACCTACCTCGCGCCCTACAACCTGAGCGATGACTTCCGCAAGCAGATACATGCCGACGTGTTCAACCGGACCCGGACGCTCAACACCCGCGAGCAGGCGTTCATGGTCCGCCGGGGCGGACAGGTGGTGGACACACCATTGCTCGAAACCCAGCTCGCGAACTTCCTTCACGTCACCGACCCGATCCAGGTCCAGCAATATGTCCGCCGGGTCATATCCGCGCGCACACGCGCGTCGCGGCTGCTCAGGCAGAACCTCGAACCGCTCGGGATCGCATCCGATGATGCCGTGCACCGGGCGTTCGTCGCGATCATGGACCGTAGCCGCGACTGGCACCGCGGCTACCGGAAAGCCTGGCGTGCGTACACCGTGGCGCGGCCCGCCTACGTCATCAGGGTCATCGGCATCGACGAGAACGCGCGGTTCCTGGCGACGGCGGGCTCGCTCACCGAACGGCTCATCTCGCTCGCCCTCACGCGCCAGGGCAAAGCCAACTTCTTGAGCCGCAAGCTCGATGACTGGTTCGACGAGGTCATCCAGGTCGGCGACACGCCGGTCCGGATCCCGCGGCCTGGGGCGTATGACTACGAGCCGCTCGCGGTGGCACGCATCCGTGAGAACGAGCTGATCGAGGAAGTGATGCGCGGCGCGACGCTTTACAACAAGACGCTCGCGGTCGGCGGCAAGTGGGGGAAGATCGCCCCCGGCGAGACCCAGCACCTCAACTTCTGGGGCCATGCGCTCCACAACCAGCTCCGCCGCTCCGAGCCGGGCCGCCTGGCGCTGGAGTCGGTGAAGGCCGGCGACACCATCGACGCCACCGAGCGGGCGCTCGTGGCATGGGCGCGCACCGACAACTTCACCACCCTTCGCTCGCGCATCGGGATCGACCCCACCGACGTCGAGCTGTGGGCAACCGACGTCGCGGGGTTCGCTCACGGCTACACGCTCGGCGATAAGACCATCGCGCAGGTGGTCCTCGACGGTGACCGCAAGGCGCTTCATCGAGTGCTGCAGGGTACGAAGACCGCTGACCGGCCACCGGTCCACGGGGCGCAGCTGGAGACGCTGCTCGATGGCAACGCCGTCACCCGCGTCACCGACCACCTCTACGAATGGTTCGTGCGGCTGCCCGAAGACGCGCTCAACCGCCAGCCCTACTACAAGACCTGGAAGGCGCGCTACGAGAAGGGCGCCTACCGGGCGCTCAGAGACACCCCCCTGGCGCCAACCGCGCAGGCGGAGGTGAGAGCGCTCGGGTTCGCCTCGCTGGACGATGCAGTCCGCACTACGGCCTCGGGCGCTGTGCCTCTGAACTCCACCGATGAGGTTGCGGAGGCGCTGCGGAAGGAGCTTCCCTTCTCCTCGGCTGACAACGAACATCAGCGTTTCGGCAATGCCCTCGACCCCGTTGCCCAGCAGGTGTACGGCCAGGACGTCGTCTACCGGGGCATGTCCCTCGATGAGTTCGCTCGGGCCCAGGCGGAAGGGTTCTTCCGGGCGGGCGGTGTGCAGAAAGCACGTCAGGGCGAGACCTTCTTCGCGCATGAGATGTCAGGTGCCGCCGGCTACGTCAACCGGAGCTACGGCCAGGCGTTCGGCAAGCGGCCAGGCTTCGGGTCTTCCGAGGAGCGTGTCGTGGTCGTGTTCCGTAAGCCCGAGTCCTTGTCCGACAACTTCGGGCGGGGACCGAGCACGACGGAGGCGGTTCCACTCGAAATAGTGGTGGGCGCTTACCGCGTGAAGGTGCGAGCACTCGACGAACAGGGGATGATCGCGGAGACACGGTCGTCGTTGGACATCGGCGATGATGTGGCCGACGAGGATGTCCTCGCGGTCGGCGGCCGAGAGATCACGATGGCGGAAGCCGAGTCGCCGCGCTCCGGCGCCTATACGGCCTGGCAGGACTCTGACCTTGGGATGGTTGAGTGGGCTGAGGGTCTCCCGCGAGCGCAGATGGAGCAGGTCGCACGGCGGTCCGCGAGTTACTCAGGAGCGTCTTATGACGTGACCCCAGTGACCTCCCTGTCTAAGACCAACCCTCTCGCGGGCCAGGTAGCGTCCCTTTCCTCGAAGGCGCGACAGGAACTTGCGACGTTCTCCGCCATCCGTGACGCGATCTCCAACGCCTCGCGGGACTTCGCGCTCGGCCAGGTCCGCCGGGTGATGTTCGACTTCACCCGTCAGTCGCGGTTCACGGAGCTGCTGCAGACCTTCTTCCCGTTCCCGCAGCCGTTCTTCGAGGGCTTCCAGGCATGGGGTCACATCGCGTGGCGGAACCCCGAGGCCATCGGGCGCGGGCGGGCGCTGTGGCAGCTCGGGCTGGATTCGGGGTTCATCCGGAAGGACCCGCAGTCGGGCGAATACGTGATCCCGCTCTCGGCCTACCGCCCGGTCGCGCTGCTCGTGAACGCGCTGTTCGGCGGGGACCGCAAGATGCTTGACCGCATGGACTGGTCGACCCCTATCACGTCGCTCAATATGTTGACCTCCACGACGCTCACGCTCCCGGGTGGCGGGATCATCGGACGGATAGCCGGCGGGGTGCCGATCCCGGTCCCCGGCATGGACCCGGTCCTGGTCCAGGGGTTGCAGAAGGTGTTCGCCAACTCCCGGTCGCAGTGGCTCTCGGGCTGGCTGTTCCAGTTCGGCTCGCAGTCGCCGATGCGCCTGGTCCCGCCCATCTTGCAGGCGCCCATCCGCGCCGCGTTCCCGGCGCTGTTCCACGACTCGCAGCACGCTTCGATGATGCTGACGGTCACCGCAGCGATGCACGTCATGGGTCTGGACGTCGATGACGACGGCAAGCCGCTGCCACCGCAGGAGTTAGACCGTCTCGCGGCGGCCTATGCCGATGACCTGTTGCTCGTCCGCGCGGTCACGAGCCTGTTCACCCCGGCCTCGGCGCGTCTCGTCGACCGCGAGCAGGCCGCGGACCAAGAGCTGTTCGACACCTACCTCACCGCGGCTGGTGACGACTTCTTCGCCGCGACGCAGGCTTTCTTGGCCGACCACCCGGAGAAGTATTTCGTGGTCGCCGGGCGGACGCAGATGGAGGGCGGCTACTCCGAAGGACAGAAGGCTCCCCGGATCAACCCTTCGGACCTGGTCCGCCAGCTCTACGCGACCGAAGGCATCGGCGAGTTCATGCGGACCAACCCCCAATGGGCCGCGCTGATGCTGATCGGGACCGACCCGACGCTCGCCGAACAACGGGACTTCTCGGTCTTCGCGCAGTTCATCGCCTCGGGCGTGATGCGCTACCGAGGACCGAACGAGTACCTCACCGCTGCCCAGGCGCAGCCCGCCCAGCAGGAGGTGACCCGGTTCTACCAGGAGGTGTGGAACCCCGGGCTCGCGCGCCTGGGTGAGCGCGGGCTGGACGAGTCTGACCACGCCTACCTGCAGCTCAAACAGATGCGCTCGGAGTTCTACGAGGGGCTGGCTGCACGGTTCCCCGCGTGGGGCGCGCTGAACATCACCCGCGACACCGCGCCGGACGGAACCACCGAGTACGTCCGCGCTTATGGTGTCAACGGCAAACAGGCGTTGGTCGATGACATCCGCCAAGACGCTTGGGCGATCGTGAACACCCCCGGCATCTCCGACATGCCCGGGCCGTTGGCGCTTCGCACCTACCTTGAGGGCACCGAGGCCATCCGTGAGGAGATGACCCGGAAGCGTCTCACCGACATCAACGACGACCGGGCCGCCGACCTGTTCAAGCGCTACCAGGCGGTCGTCACCGACACCTTGGCCGAGGCCCCCGACATCCGCCCCTTCCTGGTCAACTACTTCGGGGTCGGCCTCTCCGAGGCGGGCAAGGTGACCTATACCGACGACCTCGTCTACTCGATCGGCGAAGCGGACTGGAACTACGCGGACCTCGGCCCGGGCTTGCAGCGTGACGTGACGCGGCTCGACAACCGGATCGAGGATCTCCGCCAGCAGACGGTGACCGGGTTCGAGACCGAGGCCCAGCGCTCCCGTGCCTACCTGCAGCTCGCGACACAGATGGACAAGATGCTTGCGGAACACCCGAAGGTCCTCGAGGGCTGGTGGAAGGGCCAGGGCCACTACTACCGCGAGCAGTATCGGGAGGGGCTCGTCGGCAAGCCCCTGGTGTTCTATTCCCGCTGGGACTTCCACCTCATGGGCCTCGACACCACGTCCAAGGCCGCGGGGTGGCTCGCCGAGATAGCCGACGCCCGTGTCCGCATCGCCCAGGCGGAGGAGGCCGACCCGGTCGGTTACTCCGAGTCCGACGGGTTCAAGGCCATCAACACCTACGTCCGGGGCCACCTCGGCGAAGACGCGAGCTTCGATGCCGTCGTGAAGGCGACCAACAGGTGGGGCTGGGCGCTGGAGCAGGCGGGCTACCCCGAGTTGCCGGGCAAGGCGGGCTGGGCATGGCGGAACCTGTTGGAGACCGCGCGGGGCCTCCAAGAACAGGTCAACCGATACGAGCTGCAGGGCGAGGACTTCGGGACCGACGACGAACGCCGCGTCTACGCTTTGGCCGCGAAGGCGCTGGCCGAGCGCGCGAAGGAGTACCGCGAGTGGTCGCCCGCCTTCACCGAGTCCTGGGACGCGCTCAAGGCCGCGACCGGGGAGCCCATCATCGGCGGCTCGGGGTTGTTCATGCCGGATTCTTACTTCGGACCATTGGGGGTGCATGACTATGGGTGATCGACCGGACGAGGGTGGCATCGTCATCGACCTCCCCGGTGACGGGGGCAGTTCAGGTGGTTCGTCGTCGAGCAGCTCGTCATCGTCGGGCAGCTCGGCACCTGCGATCGACCCGATCGTCGCCAAGAGGATGGCGCTGTTCAGCTCCATCTACCTGTCCATCTGGGGCGAGCCCGCGACCGATGCGTACCTGCGCTCGGCGGCGAACCGCGGATGGAACAGCTACGAGTTCGCGGTCAACGAGCGCTCCAAGCCCGCCTACCTGATGTCGCGCAACTTCGAGGAGTCTTTCGACTCCCGTGGGTCGTTCCTCGCCAACCTGGGGGTGTTCACCTGATGGCGCTCACCGCCAAGCAGAAGGCGAAGCTCAAGAGGCTCCGCAACCGCTTCGACATCGGCCCCGGCTACGGGTCGATCCTCCGCGACGCCATCATCTTCGACTGGTCCGAGACCCAGCTCATCCGCGCGGTCACGAAGTCCAAGGTGTTCCGCCGTCAGTTCCCCGGCATCCTCGAAGGCGGGAACCTGTCGGACTTCCTCACCGGCCAGGAGAACGCATCGCTTTCTGCGTCCAACCTCGCCAAGGCCATCGGCAACTACAAGCAGCTCTGGCAAGCCTACGAGACGGCCGGCCAGGCGTTCGGGTTCGGCAAGCTCAACCGCAACCAGATCGCGACCCTCATCCGCTCCGAGCGCTCCCCCGACGAGTTCGCCGCCGGAGCCTACGCCGTGCGGCAGGTGACCCAGAACGCCGAAGCTTTCGCCATCTACAACCAGCAGCGCAAGGCCATGGGGCTCAAGCCGCTGGAGCGCAAGGAGCTGTTCCGCGCGGTGGCCCGCCGCGATCGCAAGTTCATCGACACCATCGAGGCGGCGCGCCTGCGCCAGCTCGGTGAGCAGTTCGGTTTCTCCGCGCAGGAGGCTCAGGCCATCGCCAAGGGGCTCCCGAACTTCAACGCACAGGGGCGGCCTACCGGCTACGTGGACCCTGGGGCGCTCGTCAACGAGCTGCGCTCGCAGATGGCTGACATCGGACCCGAGCTCAAGGCGGCGGGTATCACCGATGTCCAGATCGCCAAGTTCCTCGCCAACCCCGACTCCGACCCCGACAACATCAGCTCCGCCATCCAGCGGGTCATAGCGGCGCGCAGGGGTACGGGTGGGTTCGTCCAGGGCCGCCAGGTGTCCCAGGGTCCGGGTGGCGGACCCCAGACCGCGTCCTCACCTGGGCCTGTGAGCTACGGATAGGAGTGACATGGCCGACAACGTCATCGTCGATAACGTCGCGCTCGCCGACTACACCGTCGCCACCGACGACGACGGTACGGCGCAGCATCAGTACGTCAAGCTCGAATACGGGGCGGACGGCACCTTCACGAAGGTGGCATCCGGGGCCAACGCGCTACCGGTCCAGGGCACGGTGGCCGTATCGGGGGCCACCGTCACCGCCGCTGTGCTCCCACCCGGAGCGGCGAACATCGCCACCGCGCAGGCCGCACCGACGACGACGGCCGCGAACATCGTGGCGGTGCGCGCGACCCGCACGCGCCTGATCTTGGTGAACCACGGCACGGTCGACGTCTACGTCGGTCCGGCTACCGTCACGACGGCCAACGGGTTGAAGATCTCCCCCGGTGCATCGCTGGCGGTCGTCGTCACCTCGGCGGTCCAAGGCATCACGGCGTCCGGTACGGGGGCCATCCACTCCCTTGAGGAGTACGCGTGAGCTATTCCGGTCCCGTCACGTTCCCCGACGCCAACGCCCTCACGCCGTTCTCGCCCGAGTCGATCATGTACGACCTGATGTGTGGAGGGGAGTTCCAGTTCTCTAACAGCATGACGTGGACGGCGAACCGCGCGGTCTACATCCCCTTCTCCTTGTCGCGGCCTCGCCGGGTCGCCCAGATATTCTGGGTGAACGCGGCCACGGTGGCGGGCAACACCGATGTGGGCGTGTACGACGAGGCAGGCACCAGCAAGCTCGTCTCAACGGGTTCGACCGCCAACTCGGGGGCCAGCGCGATCCAGATCGTGAACGTGACGGACTACATCTTGTCCCCAGGCGCGCGCTACTGGTTGGCGATCGCGTCGGACTCGGGGACCCACACCTACTACGGCGAAGTCAATGCCGTGACCATCGCCCGTACGACGGACGCGCTCGGATGCAAGTCCCAGACCTCCGCCTGGTCATCCGGACTCCCCGCCTCGGCGACGTTCGCCGCGGGCCATGAGCAGCTCCCGCTGTTCGGGTTCGCGTCGCTGGCGACGATATGACCTACATCGACGCAGCCGCCGCGCCGCTGCCGCTGCACATCGTGTCCACCAGCCGCTACGGGGCGGTGGTGAATATGTTCCACGGGGATCTGGTCAACGGTGCCGCGTGGCCCGCGAACAACCGCGCGCTCTACGTCCCCGTGCGTCTGCCGATGGCCGCGCTCGTCGCCCGGATGCTCTTGGCCAACGCGGGCAACATAACCGGGAACGTCGATCTGGGCGTGTACGACGAGGCAGGGACACGGCTGACCTCGGCAGGCTCGACTGCGCGCTCGGGAGTCAACACCGTGCAGTACCTCGATGTCACCCACGTGCAGATAGGTCCCGGCGTCTACTACCTGGGCATCGTGGCCTCCTCCACGGTGGGGACGTTCAACGCGATCGTGACCACGGTGGCCATCAACCGCATCGAGGGGGTCTTGGCCGAAGACCTTGGGGCCACCACGCTGCCGGCCACGATGACGGGCGTGACCGTCACGCAGGCGTACGTCCCGGTGTTCGGGTTCACCCAGTCGGCGACGCTATGAGCATGCTGATGCTGTTCCGGCCACGCCTGTTGCGCGGACGCCTGCCCAAGTACGTCAAATACCGCCGCTACATCCTCGGCCTCGACGACGACCGCATCTACTACGGCCACATCACACGCTGAAATCCACCCTTGACAAGCGGTGTCCGATGGGCGCGCCCTGGATGGAAGTTCAACGGTTCATCGGACCAACGCGCCCAGGAGGCTTGCGTGGACGAAACAGACGATGATCTCGACCCAGGCGTCGAGGACACCGACAAAGCGGTCCCAGCAGGTGGGGAGGAAGCCCTTCCGGACTGGGCTCGCACACAGCTCACGAAGGCTCGCGCGGAAGCGCAGAGATACCGCAAGCAGGTCCGCAGGCTGGAGCTGCAAACGGAGTTCGGATCCGATGTCTTGGAGTTCGTACCCGACGACCTGACGCTGGACAAGCAGAAGGAACTCGCGGCGAAGCTCCAGGAGAGGTTCCGAGCGCAAGAAGGGTCGCCAGCGGCAGAGACGTCGGCGGAGCCCCAGGTGGCTCCCACGCCGACGGAACTCAACCTCGCCGCCGCTAGCCAGGTCGACTCGCCCGTTGGAGCCGTGACCAAGTTCTACACCCCCGCTGAGATCCAGCAGATCGGGTTGAAGAACGAGGCCGAGGCTCTACGCCTGATCGCTCAGGGGGCGATGCGTCGCTCCTGAGCCTGACAACGGAGCAGACCTTGGCGAACGAGACCACCACCACATCACAGGCAGACACCCTGTTCACGTCGTGGGTGTCGGCACAGATCCTGGACGAGAACCGCCCATACAACGTGATGCGGCCGTTCTTCCGCTACGCGGGACCAGAGAAGTCCGCCGCCTTCGACTTCTCGATCCAAACAGACCCCGGTGCCGCTGGCGCGTCCTACACCGAAGGCACGGGGCTTGCCAACACCGAGTTGACCGCCACCGACGAGACCGCCACGGCGACCTCGAAGGGCCAGATGGCGACCGTCACGGACGAGCTGGCCGAGATCTCGCTGTTCGACTCCTACAGCCACTTCGGGGGCGTGCTCGGGCGTTCCGTCATGGAACGGTTCGAGACCGACGCGACCGCGCTCATCGACGACTTCGCCAACCAGACCGGCACGGCCGGCGTGGCATCGTCGTGGGCCACCTTGCTCGAAGCCATCAACCAGCTCGAGCAGCGTGACCAGGTCGGCATGGCCGTGTTCGTCCTGGACCCGGCTCAGGTCGGCAACGTCCGCAACGACCTCGGGACCACGGGCGCGACCGCCGTGGCATCCGGGGCCATCGACACCTCGGGTTCGCAGAACGCCTCCCTCGGTGGGTTCGCGTTCAACGGTCCCGGTGCGCCGATCTTCCAGACCTCGCTCGTCACCGCGACGGGTGGGGCCGTGTTCTTGCGGGGGGTGGCTCTCGGACACTACGAGATCCGCCCGATGCGGACGGAGCTGGAGCGCGATGCCTCGCTGCCGGGTACGGAGATCGTCGTGACCGAGCGCTACGGCATGGTGGAGATCCGCGACGTCGCCGGCGAGACCATCATCTCGGCGTAAGCGACATGGCGAAGAAGCAGACGACCGAGGGCGGGGCTAAGACCCCCGCCCCCAAGGAGGAACCCGTGGCCAAGACCCACGACGACGTCATCGAGCAACTGCTCGCGCTCGAAGCCGACGCGACCGAAGCCGCCCGCGATCATCCGGCCGGGGACAACTCCGACGCGGTGAAGGCGGGCCTCACCAACGCCGCACACGGCATCGCACATATCCGTAAGGCGCTCGACCAGGTGGCGAGGTTGGCACGATGAACGAGACCGTGGTCGCCGAGCTCGCCTCGTGGAAGGGGCCGCGCGCCTACCGGATGCAGCCCTGCTCGCGTGAGATCAAGATGCTCCGGCCCATCTGCGGGGTCTGCGCCGCCGCCTCGGGGGGCAAGAAGTACCTCCCGTCGTTGTGGTTCGAGACCTGTCAGCACGACCCGTACGTCACCTACCGGGAGGTCACCACACCGACCCCTACCTATGAGCCGGTGGACCCCGAGGTCCCGAACGGGGCCAAGAAGGTCGTTCGGGTCGAGGACATCGTCACGATCGAACCGCGGCCCAACTGGGTCTCCACCTCGCTCGCTGGCGGTCTGAACAAGGGCAGGGGCGTGGAGCGGGCGTTGTGGAAGGGGTTCATCTACCCGCAGAGCCTCCGTTCGCCTACCTACCCGGGTGGGATCAAGCGGCGCTGTCAGTTCCGTGACTGCCTGGCCGAAGACGTCAAGCGGTTCACCAACGGCTGGTTCTGCCGCGAGGAGGAGGCCAAGCTGGTCGCCGTCTCGGACAGCGAGACCACCTATCAAGTGAGCTTCGACGCCCGCTCGGACAAGATCCAGAAGGGCCAGCTCGACACGGTCCAGGTGCGTACATGATCGACGTGCACACCACCACGGTCGCCGACCTCCGCCGCGAAGCCACCCGGAGTGGCAAGCCCGGCACTGTGGCCATCGGGACCGCGACTGGCGCACACGTCGGCCATTTCACGCAGGCGTCTCGGCGAGGGCGCACAGGTGAGCCACAGGCACCGAACGCCGCGCTCATCTCCCAGGAGAACCGCACGGTCGCACGCATGATCGACCGCCTGCACGAAGGGCTCCCGGTCGTCGTGCGGCGCAGCGCGCGCCAACGCTACGAGGTGCTGTTGAAACAGCTCATCGACCAGGGGCTCGCCACCTACAAGCTCCACGGCTACGCCGTGTGGCCGCGCTCCGTCCAAGACGACCTACGGGCGCTCGGGTGGAAAGACGGTGACCCCGGCTTCCTCGCCCAGGCAGAGGCCCTGGCTTCTCACTACATCGAGAAGTGGTCCCACGTCCAGAAGGAGAAAGACCAACGCAGATCCACCCTTGACTGGCATGGCCATCTGAACGCGTAAGCACCGTCTCACATAAGAGACGGAACCTGAAAGGAGAACCGCGATGGGTTCCGGTGCATTGCAGTACGACGGCGTACGGACCGTCACGGCGAACTGGGCGCTGCGTCAAGCCGCGCCGCCGCCGCCGTTCCTCATGGAGGACTTCCTGGTCGATGTTCTGGCCGACACGCCCTACGTCTCGGTCGCAGCGTCGGGTATACCGACCGGCGCAGCTGCCATCTCGGCCACGGCGGGGGACCCCGTCCCCGGCTACGGCGGATGGCTCGCGGGCGCGACGGACGACGTTGACGCCGAGATCGACGAGATCGCCGTAGGTGGGCTCGCCGCGACGGCTTCATGGCTCCGCGCCTCGCAGGTCGGCAAGGGCTTCATCGTCTGCGAGTGGGGCATCTCGGTTCCGGGGGCCTTGACCACCAGGCAGTATTTCGCCGGGTTGTCGGATGACCCGACCGAGGGCACGACCACCAACGGCGCGCTGAACATCCAGACCGCCTACACGCTGGTCGACGTCGCAGACGACGCGGCCGGCTGGATATTCAGCTCGCTCGCGACCGCGCCGACGGTCTGGAAGTATGCCTCCACCGACTCGCAGGTCGGATCGGCGGTGTCGGCCACGACCGAGGGCCGTACCCAGGTGGCCAACACCTGGATCGGGCTCCGCACGGAGATCGACGTCAACGGGGATTGCTACTTCTCCGACCGTTCCGTGCGCGGAGGCAACGTCACGTTCTACGGCAAGACGGACGTGGGTACGTCCCCCGATGTGTTGTTGGTGCCGCTGTTCACAGCCGCCCCGACGACCACGGCCGCGGTGTCGTGGGAGCTGGACTACTGCTTCGCCTCGGCATCCCACGCCGTGTGATGAACGCACAGGAGAAGGAACGGATGGAGGAACGGAGGTTCCTGGCGCAGCCGGTGACGCCGCGCTCGGAGCAACGCCGGTCCGCCTACGGCTCTGTGCTGATGTCCGCGCAGACGGTCGGGGGTTTGTGCCCTCGGCCGCTCTGCGTGCGGAAGGACGGCCACGACGGGGCCTGCTGGCCCACCAAGGAGTAGCCCATGGCAGCACAGACCTGCATCCGGGCACAGACCGCGACGCTGACGGCGACGACGGCCGACGGCATCACGTTCTCCGACGGAGCCCATAACCGGCTCCGGGTGACCAACCACCACGCCACGGAGAAGCTGTATGTGAGGCTCGATGCCACCACGCCCGTCGCTGAGGCCGATGAGAACTACATCTGTTTGGCGACGCAGTCGTTGGAGCTGCCGTTCCGGGCAGCGGCGTGTGGGGTGGTCGGGAACGGGAACATCTACACGGTGGCCGTCTTCTCGATCTGATGGCCGACGCCGTCACCGCGTTGAGCTGCCCGGAGCACGGCTCCGGGTGCGTCTTGCAGGTCGTCACCGCGCCACGCGGTGAGGTCGACGCGCCCCTGGCGCACAAGGCGTGGCTGACGGAGTTCATGGTGGCGCGCCCCGGTGACGCCGTCCGGGAGATGCGTCACACCTCGAGCGCCGACGCACCCTCGCGGCTGCTCCTGGGCGAGCTGATCGTGATGCCTGCGACGGCCGAGGGCCGCATCAACTGGCTGGAGCGCCGGGCCGAACGGCTCGAAGCCGCCCACGACGCCGACGTGACGACGGTGGCAGACCTCACCGCGAAGCTCGCAGCGCTCAACGCCCGTATGGCCGAGGAGGAGGCGACGACCTCACGCCTGGCCGACCAGGTCGGGGACTCGTGGCACGCCGTCGGCGACGAACGCCTGGAGCGTGCCCACGCCGACCGGGGCCTCCGAGACGCCGTTGACCGTCTCGAAGCCTTCGTCACCCGGCGCAAGCGCTGGAAGAAGGCATGGGATGGCTGAGCGCACCACTCCCCTCGTCAAGCTCAACGGTGTCGCGGTCGGTCGCGGGCGGACCCTCGACTTCATCGAGGGCGCGAACGTTGACCTCACCGTCACGGTGGACGACCAGGAAGCCAACGTCACCGTCGCCACGTCGGGAGGCTCGGGTATCTCCACGGTCAAGGCCGATGGGGCAACGGTCGTCTCCTCGGCCACGGTGCTGGACTTCGCCTCGGGCTTCGACGTGGCCGATGGGGGCGGGGGCGAGGCCGACGTGACGCTGGACCTGTCCGAAGCTGCGACCGGCGGCGACCTAACGTGGGTCGTGAACGCCCCGACCATCGCAGCCGACGCCGTCACGTTCGCGAAGTTCCAGAACATCACCGCCTCGCGGCTGCTCGGGCGCGGCTCGGCCGCCGGCAGTGGCGATATGCAGCACATCACCGTGGGGGCGGGACTCTCGCTGTCCGGGACCGAGCTGTCCTCATCTGCCGCCAGCCCGACCTACTACTCGATCGTGAAGTGGGGCCGGCGTGGTTGATGCAGTGAGCCGCGTCTACGGTCCGGCACAGCCCGCGACGACGAACGCGACCCTCTACACGGTGCCGGGCGCCACGACCGCCACCGTGCAGTCGGTCACCGTCACCAACACGACCGGGACGGCGGCGACCATCACGCTCGCGCTCAACGGGACCTCCGACACCGCGGCGAACCACTGGCTCTTGTCGGCCTACTCCGTTCCCGCCAGCGGCTTCGTCCACATCCCGTGCTGGGACATCTTGGCGGCCGCCGACACGATCCAAGGCAAGCAGGGGACCTCAACGGCGCTCACGGTGACCATCTCCGCGGTGCTGGTGACCTGATGGGTACGACGGTTAGTCCCGAGCCCATCCAAGAACCCGTCTCCGTCGATGACAACTCCGGCTCGCTCACCGTCGACGCCCCTGTGGGGACGCCGGTTCGGATAGACCCCACCGGAACCACCACGCAGCCGGTATCGGGCACCATCACCGCCAACCTCGCGGCGGGCGTGAACAACATCGGAGACGTCGACGTCCTGACCATCGCAGCCGGGGACAACAACATCGGCAACGTGGACATCGTGACGATGCCCGCCGTCGACACCGAGCTTCCTGCGGCAGTGGCGCTCGCAGAGAACGCAGCTAACCCGACCGTCCCGGCGGTCGGTGCCTTCCAGATGGTCTTCGACGGGGTCACCTGGGACCGAGCTGCGGGCACCTCGGCGGACGGAGCCTTGGTCAACCTCGGGGCCAACAACGACGTCACCGTGACCGGCACGGTGACGGTCGATTCCGAACTCCCTGCCGCCGCCGCCCTGGGTGACAACGCAGCCAACCCCACGGCCCCGGCGGTCGGTGCGTTCGGTCTGGTCTGGGACGGCGCGACGTGGGACCGCGCCGCCGGTACGTCGGTAGACGGTGCCCTCGTCAACCTCGGTGCGAACAACGATGTCACTGTGACCTCCGGCTCGGTCACGGCGGTCGGCGGAGCAGCCCACGCGTCGCCGGTGTCGGGCAACCCGAACCTCGTCGCAGGCCGGGCGTCGACCGCCGTCCCGACCGACGTCGGCGCGGACGGCGACGCCGCGTCGCTGTGGACGAACCGCAACGGCGCGCAGATGGTCTCTACCGCGCCGCACGTCGGCCTCAACGGAGACCCCTGGAGCCTCGTCCACGAGGCGGCGCAGTACACGACTACGCAGACGACGACCGTACTAATCGCCGGCGGCGCGTCAGAGAAGCTCGTCGTCACCAAGGTCCAGATACAGGTGGGCGGGACGACCGCCGGGACGTTGCAACTATTCTTCGGGACGGCGGCCTACTCGCGGGGCACCTCTCGCGCGATCTTCGACGGCGAGTTCGCGCCGTCGGCGACACTCAAGCCCGGCGTCGTCATGGACGGCCCGTTCATCGCCGGTACCAACGGCGACGACCTGCTGGTGACCACATCGGCCGCGATCAACCCATTGACCATCTCCGTGTGGTACTACGTCATCATATGATGAGGCGCTGATGGCATTCGCACTCGTCGGCGCCGACAACGATCTCGGGACGGCGAACGAGAAGGTTTCCGACACGACGTTGGGGGTCTCGCCGACCTCGGCGCTCACGACTGGCAATCTCGTCTGTCTCGCCGCGATCACCGACAACACCGGCACTACGTCGGCCGACGACACGACCGAGCACAGCGTCGCCGACGCCTTGGGCAACACCTGGACGAAGGCGAAGGAGGCCCGCTACTCCGCCGGCGCCGCCGCCGACGGCATCGTCGCGTCGCTGTGGTGGTCGGTCCTGACCACCGGCATCGCGACTTCAGATGTCATCACCCTGACCCTAGGCACCGCCCGTACGGCCAAGGGGCTGGGCATCTTGGGTGAGTGGTCCTTCGGCGCGGGTAACACGATCGCGGTCGCAGGCGCGGGCTCCGAGCGGATCGCAGCATCGGCTGCCTACACCGTCACGGTCGGCTCGCTCACGAACGAGCAACACCTGTGGATCGGCACCAACACGATGGAGTCGGGCGCTTCGGGCGTCAACGCCATCGACGCGGGTTACTCAGGGTTCAACTTCGCTGCCCTCGCCTACTACGGCACGACCGGTGGCGCCGCGGCGACCAACGTCGGCGGCCGAGCGGGCTACCTCATCGAGACCTCGACCACCCAGACCTACGACCTCACCGCGCAGGCATCGGCCGACCGCGTGACGCTGCTGGTGGCCTTCCGGGAGGTAGTGCCGGGTGGCGCGACCGAAGCCCCCTACCCGTACATCGGTGGTGGCTACTACCCAACGGAGGGATGAGCCATGGCAACGATGGCAGCGACCGTCACCTCGATACGCCGCATCCTCGCCGATGTACCCGAGCGCGTCCACCTCAACGGGGCCATCGCCAACGCGACGGTGGAGACGGTCGTGCTCGACACGACCGACATCGGCAAGATCGCGATAGGGCAGGTGCTCGAACACGACGATGGCGGAGCCTCCGGCGCAGAGCAACGGCTGGTCATCTCCGTCAACGCCGACGCCGCGAGTTTCGAGGCATACCGAGGGTTCAACGGCTCTACCGCCGAGTCGACGCACGCAGACAACAGCTTCATGCTCGTGAAGCCCCGCTACGCCTACGACGCCGTGGCCCAGGCCACGAACACGGTGCTCGAGACCAACCTGTTCAACGAAGGTCTCTACGACTTGAACGAGCACACGGTCGTTTCGAACGCCGACGGCTCGCGGGACTACAACGCCCCGACATCGTCGTGTGAACAGTTCCTCACGGTCTACCAGTTCACCGCCACGATGACCGAGCCGCTTTTCCTCAAGGCCGGGGAGTTTTCCCGCTACCCCCGCAACACCGACACCACCCACTACGCCACCGGGAAGATGTTCGTCATCCGCAAGAACTTCGGCGTGCCGGGTACCGAGAACTTCTACGTCACCTGCGGTCACCGGCTCGTGATCGGGACCCTCAACATCCGCCACGAACGCATCGTCCAGTGGCTCGCCTGCGCCTACCTGTTGGAGTGGGAGGAGCCGCGCCGCCACGGCCAGGACACCACACAGGGCGACCGGAGCGTCCGGCCGGGCCAGCGGATCAATACCAGCGCCTACTACCGCCAGCTCGCCAACGAGGCCATCACCAGCGAGCGGGCCGAGGTGAAGAAGCTGGTGCCTCCGCAGCGGGTATGGCGCTCGCGTGACGGCCGGAGATTCTAGGTGCCGCTGCCATCTGGTGCTCACGTCCGTATCGGAGAGTCCGAGTTCTTGCTGGACGAGTCCTACGAGGAGCGCACAGGGCGGCGGTGCTACCTCCACGGTGGGCGCTCGCTGTTCGCCGACCAGCTCAACATCACCGGGGCACCGGGCTCCCGGAACCTGCGTCAAGATGTGATGACCTGGATACAGTCCAACTTCTCCGGGGAAGGCCAGGTCGTGTTAGACAACGACGATCCCTCCTCTGCGCGGCGGTTCCTGTTCTCTGAGGGTCTGGACTTCCGCACCCCGGGGGAGTTCAAGCTGAACCGCTCCTCGCTCGCTCAGACCCCCGCAGTCGCGGGCGCGGCGACCACGACGTTCGAGGGTGCAGCCGACTTCACCAACGTGGTGGGGACCTCGACGACGTCGGGGACCGACCGCCGCATCACCCTCATCAACGACCAGGTCGGTACCAACGCAAACCACACGCCGGGAGCTTCCGCGGTGCAGGTGGACTTCTTCTTGTACCGCGAGGGCTCGGCCGACAACGACACCGAGATCGCAGGCTCCGCGCTCAAGCTCGACCGCGGCGACGGCCAGGTCATCGGCGCGGATTTCTCACTCAGGTCCGGGGCCGTACGCACCACCAAGCTCGTGACGGGGACCCACTTCACCGCCGCAGAGGTCCAGCGGGTGGAGTTCTTCCTGCACTGGAGCATCTTCCTCGGGTTCGGCTTCATCGGTGACACCATCGTCTCCATCCTGGATGTGACCAACGGCATCAACAACGCGCAGGTCGTCGCATCGCGGAGCGTCAGGTTCACCCATGTGGTCGAACCCTCGACGCCTACCGCGACCCTGTCGTTCACTCCCTCGGCGGGTCGCTCCTACGACTTCCGGGTCCGCCAGACACCTGCCGGCCCCGGCGCGTCGGCCTCCTTGCTCATCGACTTCATCAAGTACGGTCCCGAGGTCTCGTCGGTGAACACCGCCGTCATCGAGGTGTTCAACCAGACGGGCTCGGTCACGGTGCAGACCCGTACCATCTCGATCACCGCCACCGCGGCGGGGAACAAGGTCGGCTCCATCGTCTTCAGCGCCGCCGCCGTTACGAACTACCGCTACCGTGTCAAGCGGGCGAGCGGGTCGCAGCGGATATGGGTGGACAAGGTCGCCGCGTCGATCCAGGCCACGACCGTCTACACCATGAACTGCGTCGAGCTCGGGCTGGACGGAATCGTCTACCTCGCGGCTTCGCAGGCGGCTGCGGACGGCAAGGCGTGGGTCTACGACCCGACCAACGACGACTGGGACGAAGAAGGGACGTTCAACGACGCGGCCGCCACGACCGCGGCGGTCACGCGGGCTATGGCGCACTCCGACTCGCTCCAGTATTTCCTGCTGTCCAACGACGAGGTCTACACCCTCACGGCGGCCGGGGTCGATGACCGCTACGCCCACTTCTCCGCCAACGGGCGCGACCTCGTCGGCATGTGCATCGCCCAGAATCGCGTGTTCCTGATGGCCGAGGACGCCTCGGGGGTCCGCATCTACTCGCTGCCGCTGGACGGCACGGCCACCCCCTACGATCTCAACAGCGCCTCCTTCACCACCGCTGGTCAGTTCGTCGACATCCCGGCCGGGTCGAAATCTCCCGATACCGGGGCTCGGCAGCGGATGACGGGCTCCAACTCGGGCGCGCGATTCTTCCTCAACTACGGCGACGCGACGGTCAAGCTGTTCGAGGTCGACTCGTCGGGCTCGGTACTCCAGCCTCGTGAGCTCCCTTCGCTCGACAACGCGATGAAGGCCACGGCCATCGCCTACTCCGGCGGCCTGACGTTCATCGCAGGCCAGTACCAGGCGGAGTCCGATCAGACGGCCCAGTCGGTCCTTTGGTACATCGACGCCAACGGCATCCCCGAGCGGGTCGGGTTCTTCCGCTTCACCTCACCCACCGCCGCCGCCCCGGTCTCGATGGTCGCCTACCAGACCGATCTCTACATCTTGCAAGGCGCGCGTGTGTGGCGCTTCGACACCGTCGAAGGTGGGCTGTACCTGGAATACGAACTCTCCCCGCCGACGCCGGCCAACGCCCGCGCTTTCGCCGTCACCCAGGGGCGGACCTTCGCTCAGTACGACGAGGAGGTGTGGGTCACCGGGTCAGAGGCCACCTACCGCCAGGCCGGGGCGGCGGGAGCGAACAAGCACACGTCTTCGGTCTACGACTACGGCCTGCCCGGAACGGACAAGGCACTCACTTCCATACAGGTCCTCACCGACGAGCTGGATCCTGCGCTCCAACAGGTGTCGGTCGAATACCAGGCGGACTCCGACGGCACATGGGTCCAACTCGGCACGACGGGGCGGGGAGCCAGGCACTCGTTCACCCCGAGCGAGGCCACGACGTTCACATCCATCCAGACACGCCTATCGCCCGCCTCGCTCACAGGGACCGTGACCCCAACGGTTCGCGGGATCATCACCAAGGCCGTGGCGTCGGAGCGCGACGAATACTTCGACCTCGTGCTTCGGTGCTCCGACGCCGTGGAGGACCAGGAGATCGCAGGGGACACGCAGACCGGGGCGCAAAAGGCGGCAGCGCTCGTGGGGCTGTGGAGGGCCGGAACCCCGGTGTCGTTCGCTGATGGCTATTCCGGGTCAGGTGGTGACTACCGGGTCACGATCGAGGACATCCGTGTCGAGTTCATCCAGCCCGACGAGGGGCGAGCCGTCGTCACCTTGAGGGTGCTATGACCCAGTGGCGACCGCTCAGACCCTACGGACGTTGGCCCGAGGTCAACCCCACGCCGTTCGACCCTCGCATCTCCACCTATACCCCCGAGTCCTCCATCTCCGACTCCAAGGTCTCCGACGTGTCGGTCCGGAAGATCACGGGCATCGGGATCAAGGTCTACCGCGCGAGCACGCAGTCCATCTCGGACAACACCATCACCGCGGTCGCTTTCGACACGACCTCGTTCAACGAGGGGTTCCCCACACCGACCGGGGCCACGTTCACCGCCATCACGCTTCCCTACACCGGGGTCTACACCATCACACAGTTGACCCAGTTCGCCACCGACCCCGACGGCACGAGAGACGTGGGGCTGGACATCGACGCGGGCGGGGCCATCTTCTACGACGGGTGCCGCCTCGACGCGACCTCAGGCGGGGTGTGGCGGAACTCAACGGTCACGGTGCGGCGGATGACGGCGGGCCAGACCATCGGGACCCTCGTGCGCCACACGGCCGGGGCGGCCCTGAACCTGTCCGGGGGTGAGGACGACAACGGCCTGACCATCCTGTTCATGTTCGAGATCTGACCCTAGACAGGCGGGGCAGGGTGCAGATATGGCCCGGTTCGGTGTTTATCAGGTCGGCTACGGGCGGCACCGCTGGGGGCCCCTCCGGCGTGGCTACCTCTCTGCGGTGTTCGAGCTGACCAACGCCATCCGCAAGGCTCGGACCGACCCCGACCGAGCGCTGCGGTTCCGGGCCGAGGGCCAGGAGTTCGCTGACTCCGCTGGCCCCTTCGCTGGGGCCTGGGCGATGGCAAGGGCGATGCTCGCCGCCGCCAAGGAAGCGAAGCCGACCATCTGGCACACCACGGTCAGGGTGCAGCTCGCGGTGCGCTCGGGAGAGGTCCGGGAGATGGTCGTTCCGGCGGCGGCAGCCAAGACCGCAGCGACGAAGGCCACGCTGGCGTTCCACGAGGAAGTCTCGCTCGTGTTCGGTGGTGCCAAGACGCTCGGTGTGTTCGTCCCTCGCGTGGTCGCGGGTACGTCGTCATGGTCCGAGCACGCCTGGGCTGCTGCGGAGGACTGGGGCGTAGCCAAGGGCGACGGCTACGAGACCAACCCGACCCGCATCGCGCTGGTGCTCGACGACGTTCATCTCTACGTCTTGGCCAACTCCGAACGGCTCGGCGTTGAGCGGCACATCTACGACGGCCATGTGTGGTGGGCGAACGAGGGTCGGCTCGACCGCGACCGCTACTTAGGTTCTGACCAACACGAAACGCACACGCATACACAGTTCGCTGACCACGGGGGGAGGAAGCCACCGTGGGTCTCGTAGCCGTCATCTCCGAAGCCGCGGTCATCGCCCTCGGTGTCGCTGCGATCGGGGCGTTCGGGAGCTTCTACGCCTTCCGCGCCTCGCGCCAGACCAAGACGAACAACGGCCACAGTCTGGGCTCGCTCGTGGAGGACATGGCCGAACGCCTCGCCCGTATGGAGGTCTGGATGGTCGAGCACCTCCGCGACCACGCCCATCACGGGGAGCGGCGATGATCTACACCGCTCGCCATCCCATCGGCACGGTCGCGATCTGGCTCGCCTACCACGGGAAGCCCCAGGACTTCACGCGCATCGAGCTCGCCATCCACTCCTGGCAGATGGATCAGCTCAAACGTCTCATCCGCGCGCGTCTGGCCGAGGAGGACGACGATTGAGTACCCCGCGTCGATCGTCTGCCCGTCATGCAGCGGGTCGTCCAAGAGACACTGCCCGCGCTCGGCGCGATGCTCATGGTTCTACTGCGTGACATGCCAGCACCTGACGGCCATCGGCAAGCGCACCGGGCTCAGGCGATGGAAGGTCCTGCGAACGACGCTGTGGCCGACAGCGCGCTGATAGCGCCGGTGGACATCGTCATCCGGCTGTGGCTCGACCGCGACCCTGACGTGCTGCACGAAGGGCTGGCTCCGTGGCTCGTCGCCCAGGCGCTGGCGCGAGCCTACGAACTCATCGACGAAGGTTCCCTCGAGGAGCCAGAAGAAGAGGAGGAAGAGGAGGAAGAGTGAACATCAAGAAGCTGGTGCTGAACGCCCTGCTGGCCGGATTCTGGGCGGGCCTGGCCGCGTTGCAGGTCTCAGGTGAGCTCTCCGAAGCGGCGCTGTGGGCGGCGGGTGCGGTCGCCGTACGAGCCATCGTCGGCTACCTCGCCGATGCCTTCAACCATGCGGTCCCGGTGGATGCGTGACCCCGGGCATCGACTGTCCTTTCTGCCACGCGGTGCTCAACGTGACCGACGACGCCTGTTGGCGGTGCTGTGGGAGCGATATGAAGCGACCGAAGCGATAGCTCGCCTCTACCGTTGAAGGGAGGCACCGTGTCCGGGGACACGCCCGACCTCGAAGACTTCCTGGCCTACGCCGCCGAAGGCGGGGTGAGGAAGTGGTACCGGGGCTGCCGCATCTGCGACATGCCGCCGGAGGTCCGCCTGCTCGTCGATCAGCTCTACGAGCGCGGCTACCGGCGACGGACCATCCGGCTCTACTTCGCGAAGCGCGGGATCGACCACGAGTTCTCCGAGACCGACGTAGCGAAGCACTTCACGGGTGGGGTGGTGCAAGATGGACACTCCTAGCGTTGATGACTTCCTGGCTGAGACGCAGGAGGACGATGCGCGCAAAGCATTGCAGCGGGCACTCCGCCAGCTCGACGAGGCGAAGTCCAAGAAGGTGGCCCTCGTCGAGGCGGTCTACCAGGCTGCGCGTGATGCCGCATCTGGTATCGACCTCACGCCGGTCACGGCACCGAAGAAGACCAAGCGGGCCTCGGACCGCAAGGCTGAGTCCGCGATCGTCGTGCTGTCGGACTGGCAGCTCGGCAAGGTCACCGCCACCTACGACTCGGCGTTATGCGCCGAGCGCATCGCAACCCTCGGTGAGACGGTCGTGTCGCTCACCGAGATACAAAGGGCACGCCACACCGTCGATGAGTGCTGGGTCATCCTCGGAGGCGACATCGTCGAAGGGGAGCTGATATTCCCTGGCCAGGCCCACCGCATCGACGCCTCGCTGTTCGCGCAGATGATGATGGTTGGTCCCACGGTGCTGGGTGGCTTCATCCGCACGATGCTCGCGACGTTCGATGTGGTCAACGTCGTGGGCGTCATCGGCAACCACGGCGCGCTCGGGGGACGCTCGCGTCGTGAGATGCACCCCGAGTCCAACGCCGACGCCGTCTTGTACGAGACCACGCGCCTGGCACTGGCGGGCGAGACGCGCCTGTCGTGGCGACCGACCTTCACCGCAGGCGAGCGTCACTGGTACGAGCTGCTCAACGTGAGGGGGAACACGCTGTTCGCCTTCCACGGCGATCAGGTCAAGGGTGGGTTCGCGGGCTTCCCGTGGTACGGGTTCGGGAAGAAGCTGCTCGGCTGGCACAAGATGTATGGGCCGTTCGACTTCGCGATCTCGGGGCACTTCCACACCCCTGTACGCGGCCACTACAACGGCATCGTCCATTGGGGCAACGGCTCGATAGAGTCGGACAATACCTACGCTGCGGAGAACCTGGCTGCCTCCGGCGAGCCGTCGCAGTGGTTGCTGTTCATGGCTGAGCGTGGTGTCACCGCCGAGTATCTGGTGAAACTATGAATGTGGGTGAGTCCGCCACCATGGGAAGTTGGCGGCTCGTCGTCGCCAACACTCCGCCGTTCAAGCCTGACCCGTCTCGGCCTCACACCTACCACTACCTGTGCCAGCGGTGCGAGGTGTCGTGGGTCACGTCGGAGAAGGTGTGCTGGTTCTGCGGGAGGCCTGCAATCTATCCGGGCAACGTCACAGCATCCTCGGGTCCTCACGCGCCCGGCGCTCGCGCTCCTTGACCATATCTTCGACCCGGCGCTCGCGCTGGTTGGCCGTGCCTCCGACCCACAGCGCCCCTACGGCGGCCCCGACAGGCACGCCCACAACGATGGTCATCGCGGGGATATGGATAGGGCTGCCGGGGCCGTGGTGGATGATCCTCATCACTCGCCAGGATCCAGCCGTGGCCTCCTCACAGGACCGCCACCGCCTGCTCGCGATCCGATTCCCCCTAGCCTTTGCAAACCCGTAAAGCGGATACCCTTGACGTGCGGCCGTCCCCGGCATAGTGTCCTACATGACCTCCGAGGTGAGGGAAAGGACTGGCTGAGATGCACACTCGAGACCTGAACGTGCCGGGGGCTGCGGCCCCGTTGGGCAGCCCGTCTCATCTCCGGGCTCCTCACCTCGGCGGAGCAAGCGCCGCGCCCCCGGTACCTATCTGTGAGGACGACACCGAGTACGACACATGGCGGCGGTCCTTGGACGCCCAACCCGAGTGCTGTTGGCACACCGGAGGCTATGTGTGGGTGCGGCGCTGCGGCGCGTGTGGGGCCGAGATCGGGTCACACGACGAGGGCTCCGACGACGGGGCGACCCCATGATGGACACGCCAGACCTTGCGACGCTCACGCTCGATGTTGGCAAACACGCAGGCCCCGAGGCTGGGGGTTGCGCGATGGAATGGGTCTCGGCCTTCGCAGGTGAGCCGTGGTCGGACAACCCGGCCTGCACGTCGCCGGTCATCGCCGCCTACGTGCGGGGGCTCAACGACGAGATGGGTGACGCCGAGCGCCAGCGCTTGGTCCCCTACATCCCGCGGCTGGTGGGTACCACGGCATCGGGTGACGTGGAGCAGCGCCGAGCCTACATGGCCGCCGACACCGCGGTGCGTGTGTTCGCGGCGGCGGGATTGCGGGCCGCGGGCATGACCGAGCAGGCCGACCTGCTCGCCGGGCTCCCAGAGATCGTGGACGAGGCAACGGCTGAGTCCGCCGCCGGGTCCACCCGGTCCGCCGCCCGGTCCGCCTGGGCCGCCGCCGGGTCCACCTGGGCCGCCGCCCGGTCCGCCGAGTCCGCCACCCGGTCCGCCGAGTCCGCCACCGAGGCGGTCCGGGCCGCCGAGGCCGCCCGGTCCGCCGCCCCCGTCTTGGACGAAGCCCTCAGGCTCCTCGACCGGCTGATCGAGGCCGACGCATGACGGCGCTGCGCTTCGCGGCCCTGGCCACCCCCGCTGCTGCCGCCCTGCTGCTACTCGTGCTCGAACGCCTAGAGAGGTGGGCGCTTCGGTGATCACGGCGCTGCTCATCGTGCTCGCCTGCATGCTGGCCGGCCTAGCCGGTTTCGTCCTCGGCGTGGTGCTCGTCGCCCGGCGGGCCACCGAGGCTCAGGAGGCCGAGCGTTCTGCCAGATGGCGTCTCCGCGAGCTTGAGCGTGAGACCTACCCCTTCCCGTGCGATCAGGAGATGCGTTCGCGATGAGCGCCGGATGACGCCTCGTCTGAGCTGCTGTAGGCCGACCGCTTACGCGCCAGGTTCGTCTTACCTCGTCCATTCGCCCGCATGCGAGGTCGCACCCGAGCTGGGGCTGAGCGAAGACGAGTTCACCCTGTGGCGCTCGCGCATTCGCCATCCCACCAACACCGTGTACGAGCCAGTGCTCACACCGACCCAGTCCATAGCGGTGGCGCTATGGCGCGAACACACCACTTGGTGCACATGCTGGACCTGCGGCTACGTGGACGCCCATCTCGACGACACCTATGCGGCCCCGGCGGCCGAGGGGGTCTGATGTGCCTTTCGACCTGAGCAACTACGTCGAGGTGGCCGACCGGATCACCGAATGGTACCGCCTCCATCCGGAGGGCCGCATCGAGACCCTCATCGTCGATGACCTGCCCGATCGCATCACCGTGCGAGCCGTCGTCTACCGCGACGGAGAGCATGAGCCGGCAGGCACTGGTCACTCTTGGCTCGCCATCCCCGGCACCACCCCGTACACGCAGGGTTCCGAGCTGGAGAACGCAGAGACCAGCGCGGTCGGGCGAGCCCTGGTGTTCGCAGGCATCCCATCCAAGCACGTCGCCTCGGTCCAGGAGGTCTCTGCCAAGCGTGGCGCACCGAAGGCTGCGCCACAGCCGCCAGCAGAAGGAGGTGGGGGCCATCGTTCGGCTGCGGGCGGCACCCCTGAGGGGGGTGGAGCCGTGAGGGGAAGCGTGGCTCTGCCCCCCGATGGGGACCCTCTCACGGGGGACCTGTTCGTCGAGGCGCTGCAAGTCGCCGTGGCGAAACTCGGGAACCTCAACAAGGTCGTGGTGGCAGCGCGGAAGCTGGACCCCAAGGTCCGCTCCGAGGCCGACCTGCTCGGCTGGCATCTCGTCGAGATCGCCGAGCGCCGATGAAGTACGACGACGTCGCCGCGATCTTGACCCTCATCCACTCGATGAACGATGAGCTCGAAGAACTCAAGGCCGGTCAGACAGCGCTCGCGCGGCGTCTGGACGACACCCAGGCCGCCCTCGGCCATCAGCTCTGGGCCGACGACGAGCCGGTGGTGCGGACGTGACGAACCGGCGTTTTTTCAACGCAACCTCGCGTTTTTTCAACGCAACGGCGGCGTTTTTAGGACGCAACCCATGAGGATTCGGACCATCAAGCCCGAGTTTTGGACCTCCTTCACGCTTTCTTCACTCCCTCCGGTAGCGCGTCTCGCCTTCATCGGCCTTTGGAACTACGCCGACGACGAAGGCCGTGCGGTCAACGATGAGCGCCTCGTGAAGGCAGCCCTGTTCCCGCTCGATGACGACATGACGGTCCGGAAGGTACGCGCTTTACTCGACCAGCTATGCGCCGCAGGGGTTATCACCATCTACGAGGTGGGGGGACGGTCCTACCTCGTGGTGAACGGGTGGAACGAACACCAGGTGATTTCCCACTCGCGTCCGTCGGTGCTGCCGGAACCTCCCGGCGAGCCAGCCGGAAGCATGCCGGAGGATTCCGGCCTGGAAGTGGAAGTGGAAGTGGAAGGGAAGGGAACAGGGAAAGAACAACACCTTGCGACGCTTCCGCGTCGCCGGGCGCGAGATCCCGTCTGGGAGGCGATGCTTGCCGCCTGCGGCGTCGATTCCGTGCCCCGCCCGGCCCGCGGCGGGTACAACGCCGCCCTCGCTGCGATCAAGGCCGTCTGGGTCACCGACGACCTCGACGACTTCGCCATCTCGGCGGAGGTGACCCGCCGCGCTGAGAACTACCGTCGCCACTTCGCCGATGCGGCGCTGACGCCCTCGGCCCTGGCGAAGCACTGGGGCCTCGTCGCCAACGCTCCGAGCATCCGTCAACCCGACCGACGGGGCAACATCGAGCGCAACCTCCGCGCCATCGAGGGCCGGCGATGAACAGCGTGGAGGCCCTCGCCACCGTCGAGCTGATCGAGGTCGAGTGGCCGACCGTCAAGCTCCCGGACGACACGAAACGGCAGTGGGCTACCGATCTCGTGTCCTATGAGCCGAGCGCCACGATGGCCGACGGCTACGAGGCCGTCCGCGCGATCGCCTCGTCGCAGGTGTTTTGCCCCCGGCTCATCGAGGTGCTCCGGGCCGTCCGCGCGGCGCAGCGAGAGCGGCTGCGGCGCGAGGCCGAGTCGCAGCCGGTGCTGCCCGGCCCTCCTGGGGTGAGTCTCAGCGAGTTCCTGGCGGCCAACCCCGGTGTGCATGATCGCGTGCGCCGCCTCGGCTGGTGGCACGACACCCTCGACGAACTGGCGGCCGACCTATGACCCGGGTGCGCCGCTGGTCACCTCACGCGCGGTATCAGTCAACGCGGGGCTGTTGCTGCGCTGAGTGCTTGGAGCACCGCACGGGCTCTGAGATGAGCGCGAAACGGTTCCCGGCGGCTCCGCTGGAAGCGCTCCGCCCGCGGTGGGAGCCGACCCGCATGGACGATGGCTATGCCTCGCTCGGGGGGGTGGTCTCGGCGGTCCCCAGGGTGGTCGAGCGCCGGTTCCATCGCGCGGTCCATGACGGCTGGGCGACCGGCTGGGCGGTTGATGAGGTGTGCTGCGCCTTCGGCTTCCACCCGGCCGAGGTCTACGGCGACATGTGGTGGGACACGGAGGAGACATCATGACAACGAACCGCAAGCTCTTGGGGGCAGCAGCGCTTGCCACCGTCGTCGTGGCATCGGCGGTGTTCGCCCTGGCGGTCATCACGCCGCAGCCCATCGGTGATGCACGGAGCGCGACCGATGCCGCGCTCGGCGCAGAACGCACCGCGACCGACGCCGAGCTCGCTGCGCTTCAGGCCCGGATCGCCGAGCTGGAAGCGTCGCTGTCACCGACGCCTCCGCCTCCCACCACGACGACCCCTCCTGCGACCACGACCCCTCCTGCGACCACGCCGCCCCCGTCGCCCGGTACGTGCGTCGGGGTGCCCGTCTCCTCGGGCGCCTCCATCTCACAAGCCGTCGCCGCGAACCCACCAGGCACGGCATTCTGCCTCACCGGGTCCTACCAGCTCGCGGCTCCGGTGGTGCCGAAGGACGGACAAAGCTTCACTGGCCCCGCCGTCATCCGCGGCACCGCCGACGTGGCCTTCCTGCTCCGTGCGGACGGCGCCACGACCGGCTCCGAGGACGTGACCCTCCGCGACCTCGACATCGCCGGGTTCGGCCTGCGAGCCGTCGCATGCTGGCG